CTGCCTCTCATTGCGCTCCAGTACCACGAGGTCCGCATCAACCTCCAGTTCAACGACCTCCAGAACCTCATGTGGGACTATGCCCCCCAGAATGCGAACACCCACGTCGTGCGCGACCGCGTGAATGCGTCCAACCTGGTGGCGGCCTCTCTCTATGTCGACTACATCTACCTGGACACGGACGAGCGACGCAAGTTCGCCCAGGTCTCCCACGAGTACCTCATCGACGTGCTCCAGTTCACGGGTGCGGAGTCCATCAACTCCTCCTCCAACAAGCTGAAGCTCAACTTCAACCACCCTTGCAAGGAGCTTGTGTGGGTTGTCCAGCGCGACTCCTTCGTGTCGTGCGACGACAACGTCATCAACCCCTACAAGGGCCAGCAGCCGTTCAACTACTCCGACTGGTGGGACCGCTCCTGCCTGGAGTCTGGCTACTCGGTCACCCGCGTGGAGGGCATGGCGGGCAAGAACCCGGTGGTGACGGCGCTCATCCAGCTCAACGGCCACGACCGTTTCACGGTGCGCGAGGGCGACTACTTCAACCTGGTCCAGCCCTACCAGCACCACACCAACGTGCCGGCGGTTGGTGTCAACGTGTACTCCTTCGCGCTCTCCCCTGAGCAGCACCAGCCCAGCGGCACGTGCAATCTCTCCCGCATTGATAACACCACCCTCCTCCTCACGGTGTCCAACAACGCGGTCGGCACGGCCACGAGCTCCCAGGTGCGCGTGTATGCCACCAACTACAACGTGCTCCGCGTGATGAGCGGTATGGGTGGCCTCGCGTATTCCAACTAAACAGTTGGAATCCACCGAGGGTGGTTGTATATTTTTGTTAATTTTGTATAATATTTAAAAGTTAAAAACATCATCTATATTTACAGTGTCATACAGTGTAAATATAGAAAGTAGCATTCTTAGTCTGCTCTATCCACTACTATACCGCTAGTATTATCAATTATCCTATAATTCTTTTCTTCTACTGCTGCTATCTTTTTTGTATTCTCCAGCATACTACGATCCACCTCAATAATAAAGGGGGGCGTTTCACTCTGCTTCTTCCGTTTCAACCAAGGTAGGCCCTCAGGAAAAATCATCAGATCTATCTTATTTTTATAGTCCAAATAATCTTGAAATACTCGTTTCTGGTATCGCGTGATAGGTTCTATGGATTCTATCTTTTTCTCCAGGGTTTTTATATAGGTTAGCTTTGACATTGTTCTTGACTCATTCAATCTATGTTTCTTTATCGTCAATACAACGTCTATATATTTATCAATTAACACTGTAAGAATCTGACTCTTGGTCATGACTGGTTGTACGACCTCGGGCGCGGGAGGAGGCTCTTCCACTGCTTTTCTTCTACACCCGCAGCACATACTACAATATTCGGAATATAATCAATGGAGTAAGAGTCTCTACCAGATCCATTTTACGCATCTTCCTGTATCCATCCACGCCGCAAATGCGCGCCAACTCGTCCAAGGTTACCCTGAATATTCTAGATATATCTTTTGGAACATCGCGATGGATTCGGCATCCTATGGCATCACGAACTCGGAATTGAAAGTACTCTCTCCCCCCTATAATATACTGGTCATCAATAGGTATCTCCATGGAGATACCTTTTACACAGTTACGAATAATTCATATTTAACCGCACCAACTCGCCGTATCCTGGACACTGCTCTTCACACACCGTATCCATCCACCGCCAGGCCTTATGAACTCCAAAGGCGGCCTCAGAATAGACGGTCTCAATGGAAAACCGCTTGGCCTCTTCAAACGACGGCTTCTTCACGGCAACCACCCCCATGGCTCCTGAAAAAAACATGTCTTCGCCATACGGCGGCACGTAGGGAGCCTTTTCGGCAACCTCTAGCATCTTGGAACGGCGGCGCAAAGATAGGCCCCCATTTCCAACATCACCGCCAACCCACGGAGCCCCCACGTAATCATAGTCCATGAAATCGTAGATCCATTCTTTGTACTTGGAGCTAATCATAGTATCCGTTTGAAAGACTAAAAACATCTCAGTGGGTATGGCCCGAATAAAATCAGGCGAGACCATCAGCTTGGAATATTCATGCGGCATCAAGTTGGCAACGCCGAGGTTCCTCAGCTCTATACGATCCGAGGCGACGGTACCCACGATCCCCTTCATCCACTCCTCATTCTCAGTCCCGTGGTAAATCAAAATGTTCCAGCGCGAATCCAAGTTCTCCAAGATATTTCGCAAGACAAACTCCATGGCAGGATGCCGACGAGGCTCCAAAATCATCGCCGTGTACATTCTATTCGTAGTGAATAGTGAGTTCTTTATTCCTGCACCACTCTAAACATGCGTCCAGACCCTTCTGTCGCCGTTCCAGGGGATCTCCTTGTTGGCCTCCCGCGCGCCGGCCCCGCCGCCGCCTCCCATGAGAAAAGTGCTTCCAATGCCATTCAAAGGAAAGAGCCTCAGACCAATCAGTAAATCCACTAACATAGCATACACGATACCATTCACCTCCTCTTACACCAGTCGCCCTAGCTCCCCCAGATAGCTCACCATTATGCTGAGACAGTCGGCGATCCACATCTACCGTCGCCCCAATGTACGTTCGCACCGGTTCATTCATCGTCGCTAAACAATACACATACCACATTCTATAATGAGTCTCCTGGATGACTTTTATGTGATCGCCGTCATGACGAACCCTGACAGGGAATAACCGCCAAATACCACGGCTCCTGAAAACTCGGCACCATAACTTGAATAGGCTCACCAAATCCCTGTGCCGTCTCCAAATCGCGCCCAACATTCATAACAATGGTTCCACCTCTTTTACACCTCTTCTTACACTTCTCCACAATCGCCATCATAATTCGCAGATCATCCTCGGTGTCAATATCCAAAAGATCTATGAAGATTGTGTCAAAGAGAGAATCATCCCTACTACAGTAGTCCATGATATTCTCACCGATATAGATAAGTCTCCTATCTAAAAAAGAGCCAACGTTGAATTTCTCCACCTCGCAACAATGCTCCACGAGTTCCGAATCCCAGTCCACCATGACGACCTCCTCCACCGGCCACTGGAAGACCTCTCGCGCAACTGCTCCTTCGGCCCCTCCTGCGATAAGAACTCGTTTCACCGACGCATTCATTCCTGCCGAGACTAAGGCCTTGTGATAGATATGTTCGTCCACGGTACTGCTCTGAAGAATGCCGTCCAGAAAGAGCATTCGGCCAAAATAAGGATTTGTAATGAATTCTACTCTCTGATACTTTGTGCGAAAGGATGTAGTCTCGGTTGACTCATAACATGTAAACCCCCACGGTTGTTCTTCTATATAGTTCATAGTTTAACTATATAGAATATCTTTAGAACCATGCCCCATCAACCCGTCTGGAAACCTATCAATCGCTATATGAACGCCGTGAAGCCGTGTGTCATGACCCTCGCTCCCGTAGCAAATCTCTATGATCATGTAAAATCAAAAGTAAAGAATAGATTCCATGATACGGCGGCCCGAGTGGAAGCCGATCAATCCGTATCTCAAAGACATTCGCCTTCCTCCCCAAAGACTACCCAAGGTGCCGAAATCCTACAAACTCAGGGCCTTGCTTCAGAACACCAAGGCGAAATTCAACGCCCAGTGGACCCAAACCCGCCCTCCCCCCTCTCGGTTGAGTCCAGTTCATCCACCACATGAACCGACGAAATCCAGCCCATATCTGGAGCAACAATCTGAATGAGCCTATCCCCCTTTGACACAGACACTGGCTCGTCCCGAGTATTCCAAAGATAGGCCATTAACTCACCTCTATACGAACGGTCAATAACGCCGACCGAATTACAGAGCATAAGTCCAGTCTTACTGATGCTGGAACGAGGAATCATCCAGTAATTGGCGGCCCCCTTTAAAAATCCATTACACACGCACAGTTCCTGTGTTAGCCGTGCCCGAACCTTCATACTAACCAGCTTCTTTTCACCAGCAGCAAAGACCACATCCTCTGGCACATATAGGTCAAAGCCGGCGTTGTCCTTCGACAGCTTCTTATCGGCATAGAAGGTATTTCCTTCCGATGGAAGAAGATCTAGTGTGTACATCTTTACATATACACACAATGTCTCTTTAACTTTAGAGGATGCCCTTCTTCCTATCCAGAAATAGAAGCCAGTCGGGCCGAATACAAGAACTACAGAATAAAACCATTTACGCTAATCATCTAGCCATTCGTGAACGAAACGCAGAGTATCTGGCTTCGCCGTGCGCATCACTCTCGGTGGCAAATCTTCGGGCCGGCGAGGCAGAGCTAAGTCTAAGCGAATACAACTCCATTTATAACGCCAACGCAGCATTTTTTGTTCCACCCGTTCCCACAAATGTAGTTGCTACTGCTGGAAATGCGCAGGCAACGGTGTCTTGGACGGCGCAAGGTGGTGCCGTATCGTATACGGTGAAATCATACCCAGGCAACTTCATGGCGACGACCACGGCGAAGACGGTAACCATTACGGGTCTATCAGGCGGCACCTACTACAGCTTCACCGTGGCCGCCAATGCCCCACACACTCGTTCGGCCGAATCTATCCCATCGTCCCTTGTACTCCCTTTTTCAATCTCAACCCCTCCCTCTTCCCTAATCCCCATGGCAGGAAATCAACAAGTCCTTTTATCTTGGACTGCGCCTCCTTACTGCGGTCTGCCTATTCTTTCCTACCAGGCTACGGCCTCGCCAGGGGGCATCACCGCAACATCCGCCACCACGTCGGCAACCATCACGGGCCTCACCAATGGCATCTCTTACACATTCACCGTGGTGGCAATAAATTCGCTCGGCCCCTCTTCACCCTCCTCCCCATCAATCCCTGTAGTGCCGGCAACCGTACCTGGAACCCCCACATCTTTGACAGCAACCGCACAATCAACACGGGTCTATCTCTCCTGGACTGCGCCGATTTCTTCAGGAGGCTCCCCCATCCTATCCTATCTCATTCAGTGGGGCGGCGGATACACTTCAGCGACGACGACATCGGCAACCATCACGGGCCTCACCAACGGCACCTCTTACACATTCACCGTTGCCGCTATCAACTCGGTTGGATTCTCTCCACCCTCCTCTATCACGACCACCCCCTTTGGTCTCTCTGACCCTCCAACATCGGTTGTAGCAAGTCCTGGAAGCGCCCAAGCTGAAATATCCTGGGTTGATCCGCCGCCCTGCGGCCTCCCCATTCTTTCCTACCAGGCAACCGCCTCGCCTGGCGGCCAGACCACAACCTCGGCATCTTCGCCGGCAATCATCACGGGCCTCACCAATGGCATCTCTTACACATTCACCGTGGTGGCGACGAATTCGCTCGGCAACTCTGTTCCCTCCTCCCCATCACTCCCTGTGGTGCCGGCATCCGTGCCTGGAGCCCCTGTATCCTTAACGGCGAATCGTGTAAATGAGCAGACAACTCTTTCCTGGATAACTCCTGATGATGGTGGCCTTCCCCCCCTCTATTACACCATCACGGTATCACCTGGAGGAATACAACAGACTACTAGGCTCAATACAATAACCATCACCTATCTCAATGATTTTACCTCTTACACATTTACCGTGGTGGCAACGAATTCTCTGGGATCCTCCGCACCTGTCTCTATAACGCCCCCCCTCCCAACCATAGTAAGTGGAAGTATTCAGTTTGCCCCAGGCTCGTATTTGAAATCTGAATCATCCACGGCATTTTCACTCAATACATCTGACTTCACTATGGAATGCTTCTACTATCCTACCGCTCTATCTCAGGCGGTTATGCCGATCTTTACTCTTCTGGGGGTTCAGGAAATTGGAATCTATGCCAGTCTGTCCGATGGTCGTTTGGGATTTGTTATCCCCTGGCCTGGTAATATAAATGTGTATAGTATCCGATCTTATATGGCATTACCATTGAATTTATGGTCTCATATTGCTCTTGTTCGCAAGGATCTTTGTATATCCCTCTATCTCAATGGTACTTTGGCGGCGAACTATAGATTTGCATCGCCTACCGATATAAATCAATCGGGCCCAGGTTCATTATTAGTGAATACAAATAAGAATAACTACTCTAATCTAAATGGCTATCTTACAAATGTTCGTGTCGTAAACGGCACGGCTATCTATACTAGCAATTTTACCGTACCCCATCCTAATCTACCGATTGTTGCGGGTACGGTGCTCATGATGTATACGACGAATGATCCGTATTATCTTGTTGATTATTCACCATCGGCCCATACAATAACTGCCACCGGCTCTCCTGTCCCTTCCTCCTTCGTACCAGCTTAAACTCCACCGCCAAATTAAAAGTTGATGTTTGCGACGGCTTAGACAATTCGTCCCAAACAACTAGAGATGCCGGCAGGTTTCTATTCGCCGTCTTCCGAAATTGAGCCGATCGTGGGAATTCAGATTTGCGTCTTTAGTCCCGAGGAAATTGAAAATCGCTCAGTGGTGGAAATTACGAATGGTGGCACGTATGAAGGGAATGAACCGAAGATTGGTGGACTCTTTGATCCCCGCATGGGAGTTCTTGATAATGGGAAGGAATGCCGCAGCTGTGGTCAGACAAATCACAAATGTCCGGGCCATTTTGGCCATTTCCGTCTGGCCCGCCCAGTCTACTACATCCAGTTCCTTCCCTTCATTCAAAATATTCTGTCATGTGTCTGTATTCGCTGCTCCAAGCTCCTGGTGGATAAGAAGTTTCGCAAGAACTTTCTCAAGCGCAGGGGCGAGGCACGATACCGAGAAGTCTTGACGGTGTCAAAGGAAATTAAGCGATGTGGCATGGAAACGGAAGATGGTTGTGGTGCTCTTCAGCCCACTCGCTATGTGCGGGAGGGAATCGCCCGTCTCGTTGCCGAGTGGGACGATGCCGATGGAAAGGACAAACAGCAGCAGCCCCTGGAAGTGGAATATGTGCTCCGTCTCTTCCGTCGCATCACCGACGAGGACGTTGACTTTATTGGTCTCAATCGCTTCTGGTGCCGCCCTGATTGGATGATCTGTACGGTGCTGCCGATTCCTCCGCCCCAGGTGCGCCCCTCGGTCATCCAGGACAATAATCAGCGTTCCGAGGACGACTTGACCCACAAGCTCGCTGAGATTATCAAGACAAACAACACCTACCTGATGCCCCGCATTGAGGCGGGCGCGGCCAAGTCGGTTATTGATGAATGGACGAATGTTCTTCAGTATCACATCGCAACCCTGGTGGATAATCAGATTCCTGGTGTTGCGCCATCGGCCCAGCGCAATGGTCGCCCTCTGAAGTCCATTCAGCAGCGTCTTGGCTCCAAGGAGGGGCGTATCCGATACAATATTCAGGGCAAGCGCGTGGAGTTTTCCGCCCGTTCCGTTATTACACCAGACCCTAATATCTCGATCGCCGAGCTGGGCGTTCCCGAGAAAATCGCCATGAATCTGACCTTTCCTGAGAGGGTGACCAAGTTCAGCAAGGAGCACCGAGGGAACTTGGACAAGCTCTATCGCCTCATCCAAAATGGCCCCAATGTCTATCCTGGCGCCAAGACCATTCGCCACAAGGATGGGCGCATCACCAGTCTTCGCCACGTGAACACTAAGGAGATTGTGTTAAAGGAGGGGGATATCATCAATCGCCACCTGATGGATGGCGACATTGTCCTCTTCAATCGGCAGCCGACTCTTCACCGCATGTCTATGATGGGACACAGGGTCAAGGTTCTCAAGGGAAAGACCTTTCGCCTGAACGTCTCGGTGACCGCCCCGTATAATGCGGACTTTGATGGTGATGAGATGAACATGCACTGCCCGCAGAGCTACGAGGCGGCGACGGAGTTGGACGAGATTGCCGCCGTTCCTCACCAGATTCTGCGACCCCGTGATGGCTTGCCCGTTATTGGTATCGTTCAGGACACCCTGGTCGGCAGCTATCGCATGACGAGGGAGGCCGTGCGATTCAATCGCCGCGAGTTTATGAATCTGATGATGTGGAATCGCCGCTTTGACGGTAGCATCCCTCTGCCGAAGGATGGGAATCGCTGGACGGGTCGCCAGGTGCTCAGTCAGCTGATGCCGCCCATCAATATGGATATGATGAACAGCGGCAAGAAGCGGGTTCGTATTCACGAGGGCGAGATCCTGGAGGGTCAGATTGATAAGAGTATCTACAGCAAGGCCTCCAAGGGTATCATCCACATGACCTTCAAGGACTATGGGAGCAAGGAGACGGTGGATCTCATTGACGCCCTTCAGAACACGGTGGAGCAGTTTCTCGTGTATAATGGCTTCTCGGTGGGCATTAGCGACTTGATTGCCGACTCGGCCACCAAGGAGGAGATGAATAAGAAGATTCAGGAGAAGAAATCTGAGGTTGAGAGCATTCTGCTTCAGATTCACCAGGATCTCTTTGATAACAACACGGGCAAGTCCAACCAGGCGGAGTTTGAGGACAAGGTCTTTGGCACGCTCAACAAGGCCACGGAGTCGGCGGGTGAGACGGGCCAGGGCTCTCTGGCCAATGAGAACCGTATGACGGCCATGGTGAGGGCGGGGTCAAAGGGTGGCCCCATCAACATTGCCCAGATGATTGCCTGTGTGGGGCAGCAGAATATTGACGGTAAGCGCATCCCCTATGGCTTTGAAGACCGCACCCTGCCCCACTTCAAGAAGTATGATGATGGCGCCGAGGCCCGTGGCTTCATTGAGAACTCGTTTATTACGGGCTTGACACCGACGGAATTCTTCTTCCACGCCATGTCGGGTCGCGAGGGTCTGATTGATACAGCGGTTAAGACCGCCGATACTGGATACATTCAAAGGCAGCTCGTCAAGGCCATGGAGGACTTGGTCGTCCACCACGACGGCACGGTGCGCGACGCCAACATGAATATCACCCAGTTCCACTACGGTGAGGACGGAATCAACTCTACGAAGATTGAGGCGCTCATTCTAGATGCGGCGTCTCTAACGAATGAGCAAATCGCCAGCGAATATGCTCTGGATGGTGTTGATCTGACGACGATCCTGGCCGAGGGCGTGGATCGCGGG